CACTACTCATTTCAATATTAAGATAATCAAACACTTCACTTTCAACTTCATCTAATAGTTTCCACCAATTCTCGTTGTGTTCAAGCCTACAAGTTCCCTCTTTCTCTACTAATATTTCACAAGTAATGTCGCTTGTCATCTCAACTATTATGTCGTACTCGTAGTACTGATTCGGCTTTGTTAATGGTTTCAAATCAACTCTATCTTTAACTGACATTATTTATTCCTCCTCTATATATTCATTTACATCTTCAAAGTAATATTTATAATCAAGTATTCCTCCACCATAAATATTTTCTTTTCTTGATTCTTGTACTTTGAATCCTAGCTCTACATAAGGGTTGTAATCTGTATCGTAAGAGATTCTTACTGGCTCTTTAAGAATTACATCATCTCTCTCATCTTCGTCCATTCCCTCATTCATAGGCATAAGATAAAAGTCTAATCTTACTTCTTCATAATCATCAGGATGTGTTTCTTTTATTAAATTAATTAGCTTTCCTAATTTCATTATTCCTCCTCCTCGTCTAACTTTCCTCTGTGTTTTTCGTAGTTCTCAAGGTTATATAAATCCTCATCTGAATAATAGTAAATTACTTTCATAATCTTACCTTTCTATTTCCTATCTTTGCTCTATAGAAAGTGCTTGATAGTTTATAATTTTTATACTTTGCGTGGCAACTAAAACATAACCAAGATATTCTCTTGGTTATGATATTAATTACTTCAACTGTGTGTGTGTTATACTGTTTGCATTTCTTACAATTCATTATTCTTCCTCACTTTCGGACAAAAACTCATAATTCAGCTTTGAATCTTGAACAGCAGATTCCGAGACTGGCTCTTTACGAACAGTCCCTTTCCACGAATCTTTATCTAATCCGTGTAGTGTCCATCTATCTCTATCAATTTGCTTAAAGTCGTAATCATTTAAGATACTAAACAGTTGTATCCATGACAAGTTAACCTCTGTGCCATCAACAAACTTTATATTATATACTTCTTGTCCCTCTCGTAAGTGAGTTTGACCGTCGGTATTTCCTATTCTTATAGAACCATACTGTCCTGTATTAGCCCAATCCATAGGTTTTACTTGGTCGCCTCTTACAAAGTAACCACCATCAGGTTTGGTTTGAAATAGTTCGTTTATTTTTAATACTAATTTACTCATATTTTACTCCCTTGTTTTTATGCTTACGATACTTAGACTCTTTTAGTTTCAAAAAGGTTACATGTTTTTTTTATTTTTTTGGTAGTCGTTTGTACAGTCACCAAAGATTCCTTATTTGATTAACCGTAGCAACAATGGTTTCTCTTGAGGATACTTCAGCATATCATCTATGCTGTACTTCTCAATGAACCACTTATCAAAGTCAAATTCAGGGTCATCTGTCTTGTCCGACATTTCTCCGAAACTAAACTCTTCCCACCATAAATCACTGGGAGAATAAGACAATTCGCAATTGCAATATCCTGTTAGTGAATCAGGTTTAGGTTCGTGCTTACAGTTATCTATGTACTCTGGCATGTTTCCTCCTTGTTATTACTTTGACTGCTTATAGTTCATAAAGGTTACACCTTTTATTACTTTTATAAGTAGTATTCAGGTCGCTGTTTGTACAACGACCTGTATACTAGCTACTTAATCCCAAAACAATCCATAATCTCCCTCAGTCACTCTTTTACTGATTCCATAATCGCCCTCTGCTTTGTGTGTGTTGAATTGGTCTTCTTGCAGTTCTTCTTCTGAAAGTTCCACAAGTTCCCCAAGTTCTTCTTCAACAAACCAACCACATTCATTCAAACGGACTGAAGACATTTTATCTCCCCCACCATTCTCAGTAAGTTCAGTAATGAAGTCAATCGCTTCACTTCCGTTCTCAGCTTGAACAAATGCCTCACTGCTTTGCGTATAAACTACTTTGTATAGTTTCATATTCTTTTCTCCTTGTACCCTGATTCTGACCCTGTGTAGCATATATTACATTGAGCAAGAGGGGTGCATTCCTCATCCTCACAAATTTCTTCACTATCTTGAGTATTAGGTAACACCATATCGGCAATATATTTTTTGTATCTTATTTCATCTCTTTCAAATTCGTTTCCACTATTGTCAGGACACCATAGATAAGAATAATCAAAATGACCAAATGTTTTACCGACTTCTAACTCATGTGCTATTTCTTCTTGATTACAATTAACACACCAACTACCTGTGTCTTGCATTTTAATTCCTCCTTGTTGTTTCATAATACTTAGACTTTTAATTCTAAAAAAGGTTACAGGTTTTTTTTATTTTTTTTAACGCAGTAGTTATTGCCCTTGCTTGTGCCTTAGATTTGGTAGCTGTTTGTACAGTCATCTAATTTTCTTTCAATTTCTTTCAGTTCACTTTCAATCTTTGACTTTCTATCTATAAGTTTTAATATATCTTTAGGTATCCATTTAAGTTTGTCTTTATAAAACACTACTCCTCCTCTTTCTTTCCTTGATTTGCCCATTGAGTATGTACTTCTCTTAATCGTTTAACTTCCTCTATTGCCTCGTTCAAACTGAAGTGGATAAGGTAGTTGAAGAAACAGCTTACATATCCTTTCCAAGTTCTATTTGACCAACCATAATGCCAGTCAGATGAGTTAGAGTGTGAGCCAGTGCTAGTAGGATTTATCCAGTCGGTATTACCTACCCAGTTAATTAGTTTATGACCACACTTATGACACAGTACTAACCACCTTGTACATTCTTGTTCCACTGTGTCGAATACTGTATCAACCATATCGGAATACCCACCGTCAGCTTTCAGGTTTAGAGAGTTCTCTCCATATCCTCCCCAAGAATTAAGAAGTAGCTCACATCCACATCTTCCACAGTTTTTTTTGTCTTCCATTATTCTTCATCGTTCTCAAGGTTATATAAATCCTCAATAAAACTCTCTACTCCTAACATTTCAATCCAACAAGTTGGGTGTGTTCCACTTATTATCTGCTCTCTCAAGTCTTTTGGAACAGACACTAGAGCATATTGTATATTGACACCCTGATTAAGATTAAATAATTCTTGGCTTGGTATCTCAACAGTTCCAACTTCTTTACAATGAAAACAAGGTTTCGTTTCCACTATGTATATATGCTTAGGGCTATATACTTCTTCAATAACTTTCATTATTCCTCCTCTAGTTCGTGTTTATAGATTACATTACTGCTTTTACAATTCCCACAAAATACACTATCATTTGGTGCATCTTCAATAGTAATTTCATCTGCATTAACTAATATGTGTACTGTTTCTAGTATGTATTCACTTTCGCAATCTACACATATAAATTCATCTGTCATATTCTTCCTCTATTATTTCTTCAAACTTTTGGTTATACAATTCTTTTGTAAATAAATCTATGTCTTTCTTTTTAAACTTGTACCAGTTATTTCCCTCCTCGTCTTTCCAGTGTGTTAGTAGTAAACTCATGCGTGTTATCTCTCCTGCTTTAGTCTGTCGGCTATCTCACTATCTAGTTCTGTCCACTCTCTATCTAATCCTAAGTCTTTCCTATGTTCCTCTCGTCTGTAATTTGACTGGCTTTCTGTGAAACGGATATATGATATTAAATCCTGTTCATCTTGCTCGGTGTTTGTACGGTCAACTAGAAAGATAGTTTCTAGAAGTCCCAAGTATTCTTCTATCTTTAACAGCAGGTCTTCTCTCTTGCTTTCATGCACTGGTAATCTTACACCGTTACATGTGTAGTTATACTCAACCTCCTCACATTCTGTTGCAATAGGTTTATAGTATGTATATATATAATTGTTAATTTCTACTAAGTCTTTATATGTTAGTAAACCTGAGAACATTTGAAACTCTTCTTGCACAGACCACGATTCAAACTCTTCTACTATTTTATTTTCCATATTAATTAGACTCACTTCCTACTTATAGGTTACACATTTTCTTTATTTATTTGGTCGCTGTTCGTACTCTCTCCTAGTGTTTCCTCAAACCCCAGTTCTCTTAGCTTGTTCAAGCAATGCTCTGTGTATTCACCGTCTTCAGTTATCCACCCATAACCTATTGTCTCTAGCATTTGGTCTCTTATGTCTGAGTTTATATCTAAATATATATCAAACGATTCTTCTCGTTGCTTCCTGACTAGAGTTCTCATAAACATGAACACCTGCTCAACATCTAAGTCTCCCTCTTTGAACAGACCAGTCATTATAGTTAGGTAATCTTCGTTATTGTGTTTACCACTATCCATTAAGGACTGATTCACATGTCCTTGAAATGATTTAATTGGATTCATTCTTCCTCCTCTTTGGTCGCTGTTTGTACAGTAACCTCTTTATCTTTCTTAACTTTAAGAACGTACTCGTCTTCGCTGAGTCCTAGTTCTTCTCTTCGTCTTTTTATACCTGCCTTATGACCTCGCATATTAGACAGCCAAACTTGTTTAACTGCCTCGCACTGTTCCTCTGTTTCACATGCACTTATAAATGCTAAGAAGTCAAAGAAGTCTAATGTTTTTCCCCTTGTGTTCCTACTGGTGATATTCCTCATCGCCTCTGTCCAGTGGTTTATATAGACCGTTTCCCCCTCGTCAAAATATGTATCACTTCTGCTACTCATTATTCCTCCTCACCAATTTTAGATTCTGCCTCTATGTATAGTTCATTATCTTCCCAACAGTTTTTGCAAAAACTATTAAGAGCTGTTCTCTTAAAATCGTTTTGATAAGGTCTGTTGTATGGCTCA